TATTAGAAATAAATTAGTAGGTTTGTGTACTTAAAAAATATAAATAATATGACTGATATAATTCCAGTGAACCAAACAGAGTTTGAGTTTTATAATGATAACGGCAATCTTTCTACTAAGATATCTTTTAGAAAAAATGATATAGGTAGTACATTTTTAGTATTTAAAACAATTGATGATGATGATATTGTTTTAAATCATTCAGAATTCAGAGTGAATAAAGCTAGTTTAAACCAATTTTCTATTTGGTTGAGTAAACATATTAATTCTTTAGAAGAAGATGATGTATATGATTTTCTTTCAATGATTAATAGTGGAAATGAATGTTATGAATTTAACGAGAAAAATGAATTAGTTGTGTATGTTGACAAAGATGAAGTATAACATCAATGACAGAGAAAACAAAAGTAATAATTGCTGGTACTAGAACGTTTGATAATTATCAACTTCTTAAAACCAAATGTAATGAAATATTAAAAGATTTTGATAACATAGAAATTGTTTCTGGTACATCTAAAGGAGCTGATATTTTAGGTGAACAATACGCAAAAGAAATGAATTTTGATTTAAAATTATTTAAACCTGATTGGAGTGGGTTAGGTAGAAAAGCTGGTCCATTAAGAAATATTGAAATGGGTGATTATGGTGATGTTTTGATAGCTTTCTGGGATAATATTTCAGGTGGGACAAAACACATGATTAATTATGCTAAAAGTAAAGGTTTAAAAGTTCACGTTATAAATTATTAAAATTATGTTAGAAATATTAAAACGTCTGTTTGTTAAGTTACCTTTAATTATTTTGTTTTTTGTAGCATGTGCAACTGGAATATTACCTATTTTATATTGGGTTTTAACAGGTGGTAACTGTATTGAGTTGCTGGATTATATAGACGAACATTTAAAAACAAAAAACCTCTCCTAATTTCTTAAGAGAGGTTTTTCTTTTTATAACTTGTTATTTTTGTTTAAAAACTCATTTAGTAATTGAACTGTTTCATTTGAATTTTGACTTAAACTTGTTTTGTCTTCAACTTCTTTAAGTAACTGAACCAATTCGTTATTTGTTTTATTTGCTCTATACAAATATTTTTCTTTTAACTGAAATGGTTCTTGTTCACCTTGTGGTGCTGCTCCACCTGCTGGGTTATTTCCCATATCCATTGGTCCACCCATACCACCTTCAGCTCCAGGTTCAGCTGGTTGTTCACCGTTAACTTGTGCTGGGTCTAATGATGAAGTGATAATACCTCTTTTAATGTATTCCTCTAAATCATTGAAAATACCTGATTTTTTAAGAATTAAACCACCATTTTTAATTTCATCACCAACAACGTTTTCAATCATTTGTTGTTTAATATCATCAAGTATTTCATCAGCTGATAAACCAAAAATAAGTTTTTTGGCATTTGTTTCTGACATAGGTTTTAAACCTGTTTCATTTGATGTTGTTAATTTAACATATAAATCAACTTTTTGTGTAAATGCTTCAATTTTAAGTATTTCTGATTGTGTGGATGGATTATTTAAAGTTAATTTATAATCTCTAATATCATCATCACTGTAACCTAATAAGAATAAATGTATTAATGCAATTTTGTTTAATTCTTGAATCATCGCATTTTGTATTCTCATTACTTTTCTAGAAAATACAATATCTGTTTGTGCGCTAGAATCTCCACCACCTTCTCCAGAACCTGAGAAGTTAAGTCTGTTTTTAGGTACACCTAAACCAGTAAATAAGTTATCTCTTAAGTATTCAATATCTGCAATTTTATCTAAATTATCAGCGCCTTCTAAAATATCAATTGGTGAAGGGTCACCAGCGTTTTTAACTGCAACAAATATATCTTCAACACCACTTGCTGGACTGTATTTGTAATTTATTTGTCCTGTTGCTGGGTCAACTATTTGTGATTTTTTAAAATTTGAAATAGTTTGACGCATAAACATTGGAATATCTGCTGGGTCCATATTACCAGTAGGAACTTTAACCACTTTAACCCTTGCAGCATTAGTTGCTCTATATACTAATTGAGCATCTTCACTCATTTTTAACATTCTGTAATACATTCTAACAGGTGCCAATACAGATGTACCATAAGGTAACGTATTTTCATCACCTAATAACCTAAAATGCGCTACTTGGAAGTTAGTATATTCTTGTCCACCTAATTGCCAAATAAATTTAGTTGTTGCTTTACCATTTATAATTTTTTCTTGTCTTTCTATCTCAGATGTTGGTAATTGTTTAACATTTACAACACCTTTATCAGCTTCAGTCATTATAAAAATGAAGTTATCACCAAACTTAATTGTGTTCCTAATCCAGAAAGGTAAGTTGGTATTAATATCTAAAATCTCATAAAATAAGTATTCTAAATCTTCTTTTAGTCTATTATTGTTAGAATAAATGTTTAACATTTGACCTCTATCACCTATTGTTGTAGCTTCTTCAGCTAAAACGTTTAAAGCTTGAGCTATGATAGGGTATGATTCCATCATTTTATATTCAACATAAGCTGGTAACCTTAAAGCATTGGCTTGAACTGCTTGCATATCATTTTGTTGGATGATATGTGAATGTTGTTTATAAAGATACTGCGTTTGTTGATATTCTAATTTTTTATCTTCTAATTCTTCTTTAGAAGATGCGGTGATAAGTTCCTTTTTTTCTATTGGAGTAACAAATTGATTGTCACTATGTTTGTTAACCTTTCCTGTTAATCTATTATAGGCTGATTCCCATAAACTACTTTTTTCTGCCATTTTTTAAAATTATTATTTTATTAGTTTGTATGTTAGTTTGTTAATTACTGTTTAAAATACTATTTCAATTTTGTTTGATTCTGTGTAAAAATCATCAGTATAGGTAAATGTGATTGTTAGTAAAACCTGGTTTTCATTAATACTGTCAAAAACAATACTGTCAATATTTATTTTTGGCATATATTTTTTAACAACCAACTTAATATCATCAATTATGTCTGATTGTGTAATTTCGTCAGATTGTTCAAATAAAAAACGTCTTAAATCAGTACCATAATCACGTTGAAAATAACGAGTACCTTTTTCTGTTATTAATAACAACATAAGATTGCTTTTAATACCATCCATAGTTGTTTCATTTCTTTGCATTAAAAAATTCTTTTTAACATCATCTGTTATTGGAAACTTTATGTTTATAAACATTAGGTTTAGCTATTTATTATAAATAGTTTTCAAATGACGAATTTTATAAAAAAAACTAATATTTCTTTAGATACTGTTCTTGGTAAGTTGATAAAAGAAGAACTTAATAAGTCTTTTATTAATGAAAATAAATTATACCCTTCCAACATTATCTTTAATTTAACAAAAAAATTAGGTGATAATTCTGACGATACTTTAAATAAACTATCCATTTTTGGTCTTTTTAGACAAGCAGCACCTTTTAATGTAATTAAAGATATTAATCAACTACAATCTCTTGAACAACTAAATGAGTTGTTTGATAAATGGAAAGAATCAGCTTTAACACAGTTGATTTCAACAGACGGACCTTTAAAAGGTAACAAAACAGCTGCATTAACCTATTTAGAAGCTTACATTAAAAATATAAAATCATTAGGTAACAATGCAAAACCGTTTTCATATAGAGATGCTGAAAAGTCATTAATTGACATTTGTAACAATTATGTGTGGGTTAAATCAAATGATGGTTCAACACAAACACACAGTATAGAATCACCTGACAAACAAGATATATTGTTTGAAGACAACACTGTGTTAATAGTCAAAGCACCAAGTAAAGCAAAGTGTATCATGTATGGTAAAGGTTATAGTTGGTGTATATCTCAAACGGGGTTAAATTATTATAATCGTTACAGGGTTACAAATGGTGCAACTATATATTTTGTGTTAAATAAAACTAAACCAAAAGAAGATAAAGAAAGAACGTGTGTTATATTAAGATACTCAGGTGATAAATATGGAATAGCTGACGCAACAAATAGTGGTCAACGTTCAGGTGGACCTGAAGTTGCTGTACAAGGTTTTAATGAAGTAGAGAGTGAGTTACCTTGGTTAAGAGGTAAAGGACAATACTTTACAGAAAGTGAAGTAACACAAAGTGAAAAAGATTATACTAAATTCACTGAACAAAGTTATAATGGTGATGATTTAAGTAATTATATAATAAATGCTGCTAAACAATTAAAATTTAATGGTGAAGAAGTTGACCCTGTTGATTTATTTAGAGATTATATACTCGGTAAAGGACTATCAACTAACCAATTTAAATCATTAACCGAACCAATGAGAGTTCAGTTGGTAGAAATGGGTTACAATTTAGATGATTCGATGATTCAATCATTAGATAGTAATTTAAAGGTTAGGTATGGTGTGATAATGTTAAAGAATAATAAACGACTTAATTTAGTTTTATATAGTGAAGAAGAACGTGGTCGTGTATTAAACAATATTAAAGATAAGTTGGATGGTCGGATAATTGGGAGTTTAATGGAAGATACACCAAAAGAACAAAGACATAATTTAGTTCAACAGATATTTCCTTTGGTTAAAGATAAGTTAGATGGTGATATTGTTA